TCACGGCAGCTCATATCTTTAGTGGGGCGTTGCAATACAATGCACGTGCTGTTTGGGAATTTGGTGGTTTTCAATGGTACGCCGACATATTTACAGGTTAAATCTAAAATATTATACACAGTGCAAGGAAATTCAATTATTACTTTTTTCCAAGGTACATCAAACAAAAATGTATTGTCGGCAGCGTTGATTTCGATTGTTTTTTGTACGCTGTTTTTCTTTGGCTGATTTGCATTAAATACACCCATTGGAACATTTTCAAAGGAACCGTTTGAGACTTTTAGCCCTACTTGTGGGGAAAATATAGCATTGCTGAAATCGTAATTATCATAGGTTCCGTCTTTATTGTCTATGATAACGTGCATTGTGGCCGCAACAAATGCACCTATGTCCATGTAATCGTTTTTCATGCAGGATTCAGATACATTAAAAGAATCTTTTACGATGTCTCTTTCCGGTACAGTGAATGACTGATCTACAATTTGTGTGCCAATATTTAAATCAAAGGTGCGGACCGGCTGTTTAACCGAGTATCTAAAATCATCCGAAACTGGATACATTTGCCCGCCCCCTTATAATTCTGCGATATCGAAAGAAATGTTGTGTCTTGTGCCCATGTAGGTTAATACTGTCTGTGGAGTTCTGTCTCCCGCTTTTGCTATTATGGTTCTGCGTTCCATAAGTTCATCGTCAAAGTAATTTAGAGAAAACCCCGGATTTTTAACGGCTTTCAGCAAAGTGGAGAGCGCTTCCGCTGTTAAATTTGTCCATCCATAGGTAATTGTTGCCTGACCTAACCGGATTACATCAAAGCGTGTCTGTCCTAGTTCATTTTGACGAGCATTCCCAATATCCGCATACTTAATTTGCTTTGAAGATGGTGCAGGCATATCCACACCGTCGATAACAACTGCTGCTTGCATGTCTGCACCCCCTATCCAATTGGTGGAAGATTTTTCTGGCGATTTCGGTAATTAATCTCTTTTACAACCATTCCCACAAGGTCGCCACCCTCATTGAGATAAACTGGCATTGTGAGTTTAATTATTCCGCTGTCACTTTGGTTGCCCTGATCTGCTGCGTTTACATTTTGTGATGAACTATTTGCATTAACGCTGATATTTCCGGTTACATCACCAGTAATTCCAGCCATTGCATTATTTATTTTGCTTTTTGCATTTGCTACCATTGTAGGTACCCCGGACATAAAGTCTGTTTTTTGGATACCTTGTGTGATGCCAAGGCCTAAATACTGGCCAATTTGTTCATCCATTAATCTTGATGGCGAATGAATTCCAAAGAACGATTTAAATCCGTTTACAATGGCGTTACCGGCATCTTGGATTTTATTCCATATAAAACTACCGATATTGCCGAACCCGTTTACTATGCCTTTTATGATGTCTGTTCCGAGTTTGCCCCAGTCCTGTTTCATTAGTCCGGATCCTACTTCTTTAAGAATTTTTGGGCCAGCTGCAAGCAACTTTGGCAATGCATCTACCAGTCCACCAAGCAATGCAACTATGATTTTTGGAGCTGCCTTTATAAGTTCTGGAATAGCATTGATTATGCCGGTTATAATCGACAAAATAATTTTAGGAGCTGCGTCAATCAGTTTTGGTAAGGCTGCAACAAGCCCATTTATGATTCCTACTATGATTTTTGGCACTTCCGCAATGAGTTTCGGCAGTGCGTTCATGATTCCTTGAATGAGCGCGACTATAATGTTTATTGCCGCGCCTATGATTTGTGGCAAATTATCAATCAACCCATTTACGATTGTTAGAATTGCGTTTATGGCTACTGGAATTAAAGTTGGCAACTGCTGAGATAGGTTATCTGCAAGCGCTGTAATCGTTTGTACTGCGGCCTGTATCAATTGTGGTAATGCCTGCACAAGCCCTTGAATCAAAGTTGTAATTGCTTGTACTCCGGCTTTAATAATCATTGGACCGTTTTGCTGTAAAATCTGTGCTGACGATTGTATCAACTGCACAACACCGTTTGCCAATGCGGGCAAAACTGTTGGAATTGCTTTTACCAGCGCATCGACCAGTCCAGTAAGAATTTTTGTTGCAACAGGGACTAATTTTGTAATCATTCCAGTCAATTGAGTAGCTGCGGAAGAAATTCCGTTCGCAAGTGTAGTTCCAAGCTGCGAAAAGTCACCGGTTTTCATGGCTGTGTTTAACGCACCTGTGGTTTCACCAACTAATTTTGTGAACTGGTTAAGCATTGGGAGTGCAGAAGCGGAGAGAGTACCCGCCATACCTTTAATAGATAGTTTTGCAGCATCCATACTATCGCCAAAGTTATCCAACCCGGCAACGGCTTCATTTGACATCACTGCGCCGTTTTTCTTGGCTTCGTCCGACATTGCCGCAAGCTGTGCACCGCCAGCTTTAATCAACGGATTTAACTGCATGGCAGACTTTCCAAATATCTGCATTGCCATTGCATCACGTTCGGTCGGATTTTTTATGGATCCAAGTTTTGTAATGGCATCATTCATCACATCTGTGCTGTTTCTAAGATGCCCGGTTCCGTCTTTAACGGAAATTCCGAGTTCTTGGAACGCTTTGGCCTGCGCACCTGTGCCGCCCTCTGCCGCTGCCATTGATTTTGTCAATTTTGCCTGTGCACCTGCAATGGTGTCAAATTCGACGCCTAAAGCGGACCCTTGATATTTCATTACTTGGATTTGTTCAGCGGTCATTCCGGTTACGTCGGACAACCGCTGCAATTCGTCAGCCGTTTGGACGGACGACATTACCATCTTTCCACCGGCTGCTGCCGCCGCAACCGTAGCGGTTCCCATTGCCGCAATTGAAGCCCCAGCAGCTTTTGCACCTGACGCAATTCCACTGCCAAGTCCACTCATTCCGCCTTTAATTTTGTCACCAAAATTTGAGGAAGATTTACCGGCCTTTTCCATTTTTTCGTCAAGGCTTTTGACTTCGTTACCGGTTGCAATCATTTCGGCTTTTGCCTTGTTTAAGGCAATTTCAAGCCGTTTGGCACCGTCAGAATCTTCACCCTGCGCATCTTTCATTGATTGCAGAGCCTTTTCAGTTTCCTTTACCTTTGCAGCCTGTTCATCAAACGTCTTTTTTAATACATTCTGTTTTGCGCGGAGAGCATCAATCCCATTACCGTTATTCGCATATTCGGTTGTCGTCAATTTTAATTCGCTGCTTAAAACTTTGAGGTTTTGACTGATTTGAGCGCAATTTTCCTTATACTCTTTTTCACCGTCAAACTGCAGTCTCGTTTTTATGTTATCGGTTTTATCAGCCATCAAAATCCCTCCAATGCTTCATCAATTGCACACGTTTTTTTCTGCGGATTACCCTCATAAAATTTCTTTGCCTTATTCAGTTCAAGAATCTTATAAGGTGTCATGTGCCATGCCTGTTCTTCGGTATATCCGAGAATGTATTTTGCGATATAAAAAAGCAGCGCGGTCGAGTTTACGTCAAACTCTGTTCCGTCGCTGCTTTCTTGGGGTTTTCGTCATAATCCTCCGGCAATTCCGTATTACCAGTAGTGCCAGTATTAAAAGCTTTAAATATTGCGGCAGTTGCGTCACCGGACACTAAAAGTGATGGGTTAAACAGCATACCAACGAATTTTTCTGAGATAATTGGTTCAACCTCTTTCCCAGCAGCAATATTCTGATATTCAGCCGCTTCATTCATCAAAAGCGCCATGATGTGTTTAAGGTCTTTTATGTATCCCGGGTTTTTTTCGTTGAGAATTTCTCCGAGTTTGTCATACCCGCCATATTCGCTGTTTAGTGCTTCAATCACGTTGAGGTCGAAAAGCAATTTGCGCGGTTTGTCAAGAACAATTTCTGTCATTCCGTCTTTTAATGCACCCATAATAAATTAGGGGCGAAATTAATCGCCCCTTACCTCCTAATATTAAATTTAAGAGCCTGTCGTGAACGGTACTGCCATTGCGGTCAAATGATTTCCGCCAATGTCGCACACATCATTATCTGCAATTGCTATGTACTGCGTTGTCGCGCTCAGAGCCGAGGACGGTGTAAGCGTGACGGTTTTTAAGGTATCGTTATATGCGATTGTCGCGGCAATTTTTGAACCGTCAGAAGTTTTCAGCAGAGAGAAATTGTCAAGCGTGACAACGGACTGCAAAAGTTTCTTATTGAACGTCCAAACAATCGGAGCTGATTTGCTTACCGATGTCGCGGCGGAAGCAGGAACCGTGGTAGCGGTAAGAGCCGTATTGTCTGCGCCATACTCTTGAACTTTAGTGAACCATGCCTGTGCAACCGGGTCAGTTGGCAATAAGGTCTTGTCTGCTTTCCAATCGTCACTTTTGTTGAGTGCAACGAAAGTTCCCTCAATTGTCGGAGATTTGAATTCGATTTTTTCGCCCTTTGTCGAAAATTCTTCATCAGGCACTTTGAACTGAACTTTAAGCAGCCAGAGGTAACGATACTTGCCACCCGGCTTTTTTGCACGGAAACCAACCGCAAAATACGGCGGGTTGTCGGATTTATTGGAGTACATGATTCCGGTCACAGGGTCAACCTTTGCGCCGACAAAATCTGCATAATCTTCATCAGACATATCGGTGGTGTCAAGCGTCAACGTACCGTTTGAAAACTCGTTGATGATTACATCAACACCATCATCACCATACAGTGTGCCGTCTGCGGAGTTGATTTTCATTTTTGCGCTGATAAGTTTTGCCACTTTCGACGGTACGCCGAAAGATTCGGTACCGTCAGTGGCTTCGGTAACTTTTGCTTTATAGAAGTCTCTTAAACCAATAGTAGCCAATTTTTAGCCCCCTTTGTATTTGTTCCATATTTCTTTTTCAGTTGTGGTAATTTCATCACCACATTTTGCGTTTGCCGTGCGCATCCACGGGCGGGCCGGAAGTTTCGATGTACCATATTCAGCAATAAATCCCTTTTCGGCGTTTCTTACGCCCTTACGGTCTTTGCCTTTCGGATAAACGTCAATGTAAGAATTTCCATCCTTATCTTTTTTGATTTTGTCGCCTTTGATTGAATTGAGCATATCCCCGGTATCAACCAATTTTCTTGACTTGATTTCATCTTTTTGCGCATTTATAAGGATTTCTGCGCCAGCATTGAGCATTTCCGGTATTGCTACCTCTGCTGCCTGCTGGTGGTACATCATTTCTTTTATCACATCGTCAAGGCCAGTGACATTAAAGTCAGCCATTGCAATCCTCCATGTAGATGTCAACCGGGACATGGTAGTATCCGGTGTCTGCTTCGTATTGCTCCGGACCGACGCTAGAAATAGTAAAGCCCACCGTTTTTAGGCGAGCCTTAACATCTGCAAGTAAAGATTTAAAATTGCCTTTACAAAAAATATCCACTGTTCCGGTTGTGTCGGTTTCAACTTCTTCATCGTCCGCGTATACACCATCTTTTTCAAGTACCGTGTAATAGGTGACGTATGTAGTCGGTTTTGTTATGCCTGTACACGCAATCGGATAAGTCGGTACGATTTTTGCGTTTAGTTTTAACCCTGATAGAGCGGTTTCAATGATAGGATTGATGTTCACTGTGCCACCCCCAAATCAGTAACGGTCAATTCCAAATCCAAACCATCCTGATATGTGCGGATTACTTTAAAAGCATGACTGTTCGATTCATCAATCAGCTTGGTTTCTCCGCTGTAATTTACCGCGGCTATAACCACCACAATATCCGCTTTAATGCCTTGCGCGTTTGATGCAAAAAAGTCATTACCATAAACCGACTTATAAGCCGCCGGAACGTGTTCCAATTTGGTTTCTGTTTCAGCCGGAAACCCATCTGCATCTTTGACCTGTGCCACACCGACAAGAGAAACCATTTTGTTAAACAGTAACATTGGTTACCTCCTGCGCGTGCGAACTTATATACAACTCGCGAATTTCCAGTCGCAACCATTGCGGCATCCCTGCGGTACTGTCACGGTTTTGATATCTCCATACGGCATAATCAGCCAAGAGAGTAGCATGGTCTAACCGGGCTTCGTTGTACACAATCCCCATCTGATTGACAAGTTTTGCATAAGAAGAATTTACAAGCTGAGTTAAGTATGTGTCCTGCGTTGCAACGACAATTCCAAGTCTTGCCTTTACAATTCCAAGTGTAAGAGTAGGGTCAAATGCCATTTTATACACCCCCTAAAAAGGGAGCGGCACCCGTTAAGATGCCGCTGTTAATTAAGCGTTCGCTGTATCACCGGGGAATGTTGCCGTTGTGGTCGGCGCTGCATTCGCAATATTGATTGCAACAAAACCCTCACCAAATACCGGTTTGCCGTCGTAGCGGGCAGTGCCCTTAAACACAGTCTGATCTTCAACAAACATTGCCTGATCGGATACCGCAATGTTTGCACCTGCGCGTTCTGCAAGAGCGTAAAGGGAACCGTAACCGCCGATAATATCACCGTCAGCCATAAATTCGAGTTCGTCGATTGTGCCGCCCTCAATTG